AGGCCGGATCACATAAGCGATCGACTGATTGCGTACACGCCGCCAAACACCGTTCCCAGCAGACTGAGAGCCGTAGCTGCCAGACGAGGTGTTGCCCTCGATCGTCTGGAGCGTGCCGCCGCCAAGGTTCTTCTCGACGAAGCCCACGTGGTCCGTGCCGCCGCCGTCCCAGTCGTAGATGACGACATCGCCCGGTTGGGCGTCGTAAACTGATACGAAGTAAGCGTCAGGGTGCTGGCGGACCTTGTTGACGGTGTAATCAGTGTTAAAGGAGAATCCTCCAATAGCGTCAATCTGCCCGCACTCGTCCAGACACATGCTGACGAAGAGCATGCACCACCAAACAGAGTCGGACGGTCCAGCAAGCCACTGCTGACCAGTTCGAGCTGCCCAGTATCGGCCAGCTTCGGATCCGGGCTGAGGGTCGTCTGGTGCATAGTAACCAATCCTCGCTGCGGCGCGAGCGAGTACCTGTTCTGCGACGCTCACTTCATCACCTCAGTAGTCTGGGACACGTGAATGTCCTTGTCTTCCATGGGATCAGTACCGATGTGGGCCTGCGGAGCAAGCGCCTCCTCGGGAATGTCTTCGTGACTGATCATTGTTATCCCTTCGAGCCAAGCTTAGCTCGCCTGGCTCTGTTGAGTTCCCGGTTCCGTTCCATAATCTCGGACTGGGACATCTTCTTATCAGGCTGGTTCTTTTGGTTGCATACCCGAATGAGTGTGAGTAGTCGGTTGATGTGCCATGTCTCACACTCGAATGGGATCTGACAAGCAATCATCCAGTAGTAGATCAACTCGGATGACGTATACTCTCCAGATCCGGACCCATCTCCGGTATCACGGACCGTTGTGGCTGTCATTGTATCGGCCATGTATGCGCTGATACGCTCAACCTCGGATGGGGGAATCCTATCCAGGAGCGACGGGTCGTATTCTTCATCAGTGATCATGCACTTGATGTAGAGCGCCATTTCATCGGGTGTGATCTTGTCGTTCCCGATAAGGTGTTTATGGGTGATTGACTCCCATTTTGACAGCGCGACCAGGTTGTGCTCCAGATGCAGGACTCCGCCAGGCATGGAGACAAAGGTACCTGTCTCCTCGTCGAACCCGTCGAGATCCGGAATAGAAACTATAAGCATTGCAGGCACCGAGGGCCCAGGAGTCTAGGTCTCTGAGCCCCCGGTGTGGTATATCAGCCTGCGAAGTGCGCCTTGATCTCGTCAGGCAGGAGGAGCTTGGGCTCAGTAGCCCCGCCTCCACCCTGAGCGTCGGAACCGAACAGCTTGGCCTCGAGGGTCTTCAGCTTACTGGCATCGACGTCAAGAGACGAGATGGTCAGCAGCGAGGTGGGCTTAGCACCGCTCACCGTGACAGGGGTGGTGGACAGCTCCCAGGAGAAAGAGATCGCCTCGGGAGAGTCGTTGACGGTCTTGTAACCCTTCTCGGAAGGAGAGGCCTTGCAGCCGTACAGGACGTGGAGCTTGTAGCCCTTGTCCTGCCCCGCCACGTCGTCACCGATCTTGGTTCGGTAGACGAGACCAAAGGCGAGTCGGTCCTGCTGACCGATCTTGACGCCCTTGGTGAGCTCAGCAGAGCCGTCGCACTTCTCAAACTCATCGGGGTAGGTGTAGGCTTCAATCGTAGCCTTCAGCTTCTCAGCCGAGAGCATGGAGAGGTACAGAATATTGTCGGCGTAGAGGTCAGTCGCCTCGGCGCCCTCGGGCTTCTCAGAGATGGCAGTGATACCATTCCAAGCAACGCCCTTGCCGTACATCTTCTGGGCCGGGTCGTACACATAGAGCGCACAATGGTCGACACCAGTCTCAATACGGCGCTCACCGGTCTTATCCCAAGTGAGAGCTGCCATTTTATCTCCTAATAGTAGACGTCGAAGATGTCGTGATATAGGTTGTCCGCTACGAGTCGAGACTCATGGCGGCTGAACAAAAGGTCCTCGATCTTCATTCGTGTCGGGTCCTCGGGATGCCGGGCAATCAGAGTAACCTGGAACCGGTTCGCTTTGATATACTTGATGTTGTCCGCGTACATCGGATCACCCGGATGCCGCTCGTATACGATGCACGGATACGAGAGCTTAAGCGACGGGAGTGGTTGGTAATAGACCTTATCTGACCCGAGGATCTCTACCAGCTTCTCATGGAGAGCTAGCCGTCGGTCCATTATACACCCCCGTCAACTCGAGAACCAGACGGGGGAACTTCAGCTCCACATAGGAGATCTTCCAAAGTCCCCCCATCCAGCGTACGTACTTGAGGTTCTGGATGTTATCCGTTAAAAACCCGTCAGCGATAATACTGATCTGATTACTAAGGTTGATACTCCCCAGAATCTCATCGCTGCTACCAAGGCGGCGTGCTTCCCGGAAGACGTCGCCATAGTACTGCTTCTCGATTGGTTTATCTTCCCAAATTCCCGGCTCGGTCTGGACCTGAGTTACAAATCCTATCTCACCGAAGAATTTGGCCATCTATCACGGCTCCGCGACGACGTTACCAGCCTCGGTCTTCCGCTCAACGATGATGGCCGACTTCGGGTGAGTCAGCGCACCAGAGAGGCGAGTTTCCAAGAGGTAGTGGTACTGGTTGAAGCTAATGTCGAAGTCCTCGGCCGCGAAGAGCTGACCACCTCGGTCCGCACCAATGGTGTAATCGGTCATGTTGACGATGATACCGAGGGCGTCAACGACACCGTTCTTGGTAGAGGTGCGCTGAAGGCCCTTCATCAGCGGGACCTTGACGATCTTCGAGACGCCGACGTAGTCGGCAAGCTCGGAGACGCTTCGGAACAGACGGTGACCCATCTTGTCCTTGAGCAGCAGGATCTCGGTGACCATGTGGGGCTCAGCGAACCAGGTGGGGTTACCAGCGCCATCGTAGTCGTCCATAGCGCGGACAATGGAGTCCAGGACGTCCTCGGTGGTGGTCTCCTTGGCCAGGACGACGCGAGGAGCGTAGAGGCTGTCCTCCTTGTAGATCGGGCGGATGCAGTCCTCCTTGATCTTGTCCTTGGAGGAGGCCTGGCGACCATCGCCAATGAGGACGGCTCGACCGAGCTCCTCCTCGAGCATGATCTTCATCTCGCCGCGGATGTAAGAGACGACATCAAAGTCAGTGATGTCCAGGATGTCATCCCTATCCAACCTCTGCTTCTTATAGATGGTGGTCGGCGAGGTGACACGCTGCAGAAGCGTGAAGACCTCGTCTTCCTTCTTATTGCCCTTAATGTAACCACGGGCCCGCGCCTCGTCGGCCGTGATGTCGGCGAAGCGGGTGCGAATTCGGGAGAAGGGCGAGTGCTTGGCAGCGCCGACGACGGAGTTAACCCAATCGGTCTTGCGCTTGATGAACTCCGGCTGGTTCCACAGATCCTTCGCCTCAGGGAAGAGGGTCTCGATCTGCTTGATGCCGTAAGCGTCGGCGTGAGCCAGGATGGCCTGCTTCAGGGAGCCGCTGGAGCGAGCGTCCTCGAAGATGGTCTCGACCTGGGCGTGAGTCAGGACGGGGAGCTCCTCGGTGGTAGCGGAGCCCTCAAACACGTTCTTGTGAGCCATAGTATCCTCAGTTGTGTCGGAATGGGCGGTGTCCTCGGCCTCTTCGGTCTCAGACTCCTCCGCCTCTTCATCTACGGAATCGACGAGCTGTCCGACGATGGCATAAACCGCCGTCTTCTGCTCCTCTGTCATCCCTTCGAAGATCTCCCCGAGTGTCGGGTCATCCTCGTCGCCCTCAGCCTCATCGGCATCCGGCTCCTCCTCAGCGTGCTCGACGTCATCCGTCTCCTCCGCGTCGAAGTCCTCATCCTCGTCCTCAAAGTCATCGCCGTGAGAAACGAAGTCCAGCTGCTCATCCGTGTAGATGACAGCCTCGATCTCATCGCCGTTGTCGCCATGCTCGATGGAGACCTGGTCGATGAGGGCACCCGGGTTGGCGCCGCGGAGCACCAGGCTCACCTCGACGAGCTCGCCGTGGACAACGTCGTTGCCCCGAGCCCGAACATGGGTGGCGTAGATACTCATCGCCTTGATGTCGCCGTTCTTGACCATCTCTCGAGCGGTCCGGCCACGATCGGTATTGTTGAGGTGGGCGTAGGCGTAGACGCCGTCCTCACGAACCTCAAGGTCGGCATGCCCGAGGACGTTCTCGACGTCGCCGTGCTTGTGCTGCCAGACCAGAGGTACAGTCTTCCCATCGTACGCCGCGAAAGCCCCGTGTCGGATTACCTTGTTATCCGAGCACCGAACATCGTTCTTCGTGGCGTAGCCAGAGAAATCGCACTTAACTGCCATTTTGACTACTCTCCATCAGTTCGGAAATTGGTACCTCCGATGCAGGGACGTCGTCGACCGGCTCTTCGCCAGGCGGCTGTTCCTCGCCCATCGGATTGATGTTGGAGTTCACCAACTGGTTTGCCGTCTCGTCTTCGGATTGGGCCCAGCCGAATTTCGGACGAAGCTCATTGGCGGTACCAATCTCGTTGCGCTTGACGGAGTCGACCAGCTTGGACATCTCCTCCAGCGGGACGTTGAGGAACGGATCCTCGATCGCCATGATCCGCTGTCGCTGCGTTCGGGCAGTCTTGGTGAGGAAAGTCCTGGTGATGGCGTCCGTGATCGCCTTCAGAACTGGACGAACCGTTCGGTTCTGGTAGTTCAGCATCTGTCGAGCATCGGCCTTGCCGGTGAAGACATCCTCAGTCATTCCAAGCTGGTTGTACAGCTGGGTGGTGAGCCACTGAATCTGACTCATGAGGTTATTCTCGGAAGGTCGGTTCAGCTGAGTGATTCGCTCTGCACCATCGGTGTAAGCGATACCGTACTGCGACCCAGCGAGCTGTTCCTCAATCGCCTTTCGACGTGCCTCGGCCTGCTGCTTCTTCAGCTCAGTCTTGACGACGTACGGGAGCTGAATGATGATGTCCAGCTTACCCGATCCAGACTGCTTATCGATGGCATCCAACAAGTGGAGCTTCTGCGTCAGTCGCTGCAGCGTCGAGTTCGGAGCATTCATCACGCTGTACAGAGGGTTCTGTACGACGGCAACAAACTCCTTCTCTAGAGTCAGCTGTTCTCGCTGTCCAGTCTGGTCGTTGTAGACCTCGACTCGAACGTGGCGAGGATACCAGTTCAGGATTGTGCCGACTCGCATAGATTTGATGTCGTAGCCCTGAGTTAGGTCGGGGCTGACATCTGTGTCTACCGGAACGATCGCTACAGCGCCCTCTTCGAAGAGCGTGAGTACCAAATCCTGGAAGAACCCCTGACCGGTCTGGTCAATGTTAGCGCTCAGAGACAGGCAGTCATCAAGGTAGCTACGGTAGTAGCTCTTGAGGTTGCCATTATCGTCAGTCTTGACGTGTCGAATAGGAACATTCGATACATCGATAGCAATCTGGTTATAGATACTCGTGACGATTGTCTGGTCGCCAACGACAGGGCGGTAATTCAGGTTTGGATTACCGAATGTCCATGAACCGTACTCCGGTGTGAAGTTCTTCTTGTCCGGGGATTTTGAAAACGCATTCCATGCGTGAGCTAGTCGATCACTAAGACCCATTTCACCTCCTCGCTCATTCGAATGCCTCCTTGTTGATCTTGTATGCCACGAAGGCATCCATCAGAGCAGCCACTGAATCGATCTTCTCTTCCGAGCGCTTCTTCAGTAGCTTCCGGTTTCCGTTGGTATCCTCGAGAGTCACGCAGTTCCCCATAGTAAAGGACATGAGTTCCTGGTCAAAGATGAGGAGGCGCTCCGAGGCCAGCTTCTTCAGCTCCCCAAGAGGAACCGATTCGGTTCTAGCACCCTGGATTACCTTCTCGATACCGTACGGTCCGTTCTCCTGTTCCCACCGGGTTACGAACTCCTTGGCATTGTACGGGTCAAACCCAAACGCCGAGACGTCGTACTTCTGTTCGTCGATGTACTGGTCTAGATCTTCGTAGACCTCCATCATATCCAGGACGGTGCCCTCCATAACTCGGAGGCTTCCTTCTTGGATGAACTCATCATACTTCTGACGCAAAGCACCGGGCAACTTCATGAGCGTCAGCTCGGAGATGTATGCCAGCGTCTTTACGCCGAAAGCCTGATTCCTCAGTGGGAATAGGAAAGTGAACGCACAGAAGTCATCACCCTGAGACAAGTCGGCGCCCATAGCGCACTGCATGTTCCAGAAGGTATTCTTCCTGTGCGGGATCGTCTCCTCGTAGGTGAAGAAGTAGGTGTATCCCTCCATGGGGATTCCAAACCTCTTGGCGAGGATGTCGTTTCGAGCAGCTGGAGCTTGTTCCATTCGCTCGACGTCCTGCTGGTAGCGATCGTAGCTCACAGTGATACCAATGTTGGGCTGTGCTTTGACCCACATAGCAGGATCTGCTACTTCCTTGATGTCGTCAAGTCGGTAGTAGAAAATTGAGATGTGAGGGGCGATGTATTCGCCCTTCAGTATTTTGAGCAACTCCATCTTCATGGTGTCGCCCACCGCATTGCGGATGGTTCCCTCGGATGAGACGGCCAGAATGACAGGGTCATCGATTTTCGAGGCGCCCTGCTCGAGAGCACCGACAACGTCCTCACGGATGTCGCCAGAAAGCCACTCATCCACCGTGCAAACCTTGGGTCGAAGACCCTGAAGCTTGTCGATGGACATGGGGCGTACCTCAAGAAGGGATCCGGTGAGGAAGTTCTCCACACCTTTCTTCGTAGCGACCAGCTTCTGGCGGTTAGCCCTCGCACCAGTTGTATTTTGAATGGATCCCTCAGTCAGGAACTTGTACAGCGGACCTCTGGCTCGGGTGATAGCGGTCCTGAATGGACCCATCACCTCTTCAGCCTGCTTCATGGTCGGAGCCGTAGCGATCTGATGTGTCGTAGTAGTGTCAATCACCATGAAGTAGTTCTGGATGAGCGACATATACATCGACTTCGCTGCTCCACGAGCAACGATCAGATACTGCTTGATTGTTAGGCGCTTCTTTACTGTTTTGGTCTCGTATCGACCGCCGACTCCGTCCTCATACGGGACGAATACCTGGCGATCCTCGAAGTAGTACCAGCCAAGGAGCTGTTCGGCCCAGAGCTTGAAGCTGTCGAGCAAATGGAGGTCGGCTCCGTCGGACAGCGTGAGCTCATTCTCGCAGTAAGCGATGAAGCCCTCTACAGCCTTGTCGTCGTAGTAGTATTCCGGATTTGCAATCAGAGCATCGATACGATTCATCTCGCATGAGATCTCTTCGCACACCGGAATCTCGCCTCGGATGACTGCATCACGAAACTGCCCGTAGTATTTTGGTACTGCGGTGTTCGAGAGCATTACTTAGCTGTGCTCCCAGGATTGCGCGGGTATCGCTTCTTCTTGGGTGAGGGCTTAGTCTGTTTATACGACTTCGGCTTCTCGATCTGCTTAGGGGTCTTAGCCTTCTTGAGGGCCGGACCGCCGACAGATCGAGCTTCGCTCTTGGCTTCCTCGGCGACGACAGACGCTGCCTCTGCAGCTTCCTTCGCCTTCTCAGCAGCCTTCTTGAGCGTCTCAGCCGCAGACTTCTTACCTGCCTTACCGCCAGTAGCACCCTCAAATGCGTTGTCAAACGCAGATTTCATGAGCTTCGTACCGGCATAGGTACCAGCCTTAGTCAGAGAGTTCTCGAGGATCGATCGAGTGACTTCACGACCTCGAACCAGGTGGCGATCGGCCTTGAGCTCCCGATAGCGTTTCTCTTGCTCCAGCCGCTTAATTCGGGACTGAAGCTCGGAGTCGCTGATCTTCTTGTATCCGCGGTTTGCGAACTTCTTGCGGGCCTTGGCGTCGGCCTTTGCCTGCTTCTTTCCGGCGACTCGCTGGTCATGGGCCTGTTTAGCCTTCTGTACCTTAGCCGCCCCGGTTCGAGCGGTCTTGATGGTGGTCTTAGTTGCGTTGGCGGTGAATCGCCCGCTCTTCTGGATAGCCTTGATGGTGGCCTTCCGACCAGCGCTAGCCTTCTTACGAATGACTCCCCATTTCTGGCCCTTTACGCCGTGGTGGACGAGGTCTTCTACCTCTGCTTCCCCTCGGTCTGGTAGATCAGTCGCCATGCTGCCTCCTCGATCAGCTTCTGGTAAGCTTGAACCAAGAAGGAGTTCCCCGGTGGGTCGAAGAACAGCTTAACCTTCATGGCGATGTAAGACTTGATTGCCGCTTCGTCGTTGATGTCATCAAAGACGGTCCAAGCGGTATCCTTCTCAATCGGGGTATCACATTTTGGCCCCAATTGTGCGAGATCCATCCGTGCAGTGTTGATATGCATGAGGATCTGGTCATCGAAGGCGTCATATCCCGGCATGATGCCGATTGCCTTCTTAGTATCTTCAAGAATGGTTCCCATTAGATCCTCCAGGGAGCTTGATCATTAGGTCGACGCTCAACAACTCGTGGTGTCAACCTCGATCGGTCTCCGAAGTGTATCGCGTTGTGGGTATTCTTGGTTGTCGTGATGAGAAACTCCGGCT